GCATAAAGAATTGACTCTTACCCGGCTCATCCATAAATTTAATAACTAATTCAGTACGACCGTTTTCAGGTGTAAAGGTTAATATTCCCCTGCCACCTCGCCCACTATCGCCCGTTGCTGTTCGTGTTAATACTTGAGGGTATATGCTTTGGTCTCTTGGTTCTTCATCAATATGATACCAATCGACACTATCACCCATTAAAGCATGTTGCCCTTGAGAGTATGACCAAAACTGACAGGTTGAGATATCACCGCTTGAGTGTCTAACTCTTACTTCACGTAATGCACCACTTGTTCCTGACATAGCTTTATAGTCAACGATCAATTCAGGAGGGATTAAACCGCCTGTTAACTTTCCTTGTTGCACCCTTCCAAATAGCTCTTGCTGAAGTAGGTCTCTTGTTTTCTCGCCTGAGTAACCAAGTAACCAAGCTAATATAGGCTTATCGAATTTATGACCCTTCCACTCTTCCGGGTAATCACCCATTAAATGGATAGAGTCAATATAAGTTCCTGTGTAAGTTTTGCCGATACGGTTAGCAGCGCATAAACAAACTGCTGAGAATTCTTTAGTGTGGGTGATGAACTCTGTTTGCCAATCATATAACCCGTCATACATATTCTTATATCGGTATACTTCAGCGCGTCTCGCTTTCTCTGATAGGACAGCCAATAGATCTAACTTGTCATTCCTGCTCATAGTGGCAAGCATTATTTAAGTTTCTCTAATAACTCTTGTATCTTGGCGTTTAACTCATCATCGGTGACTTCAGTGGTAGTATCTTTAGTTTCAATGAATTGCTTATCGCTATATTTCTTGGCATTAAATCTTGAAGCTATCCATTTGCGAGTGTCTACCATTATGCGTTTATCAGCTGCGTCTAGCCCTTCCTTATCAGCAATACCTAAGCATTCTTCAACAAGATAATCAGCCTGATCCTCTTTGGCTCGCGTGTAGTTATGGCAAAACTCCTTGTGAGTTCTTAACCATCTATACACCGTTCTAGGGTTTGGCAAACAATCATTCTCATCACACAATCTAGCTAAAGGAGTTTTCATTGATACACCTTCGCATATCAAGTCGCCTAACTCTTCAGTGTAATCTGTAGGTCTACCGCCTGCCATTATGGTAACACCCGAAACTTTTCAAAGTTGTTTTGCTGTATGCCACTAGTTGAGAATTCAAGCTTAGCTTTCTTCTTCCATCTACCAACATAATCTAAGTCACCGTCAATAGTTGTGTACTCTATGTACTCGTCAGCTTCAAAGGTTTCTTTATCAGTAATTACCTGAACATCAGGAATGGTTACGCCTTGTGTGATTTCTTTAGTCTTGCCAGTTTCAGGCTGTAATATTAACGTAGGAGTTGAAAGGCTAATGTCATAACCTAAGTTTACACGGATGATTGAGCCTATTTCATTATGGTTCAGATTTTCCATTAAAGTTGTCCTTTAGGGCTTTTGTTAATGCGTCAATTTCGTCTTGTACATCACTTGGTAATTCTTTGTAGTTTATTTCTAATAGGTTTAACAGTCTTAGTAGTGACTTTGCTATCTCGCTGTCCACCCTATTATTTGCTTACCTTTCTATTTAAGTGCTTTATCTGCATACTCATACGATGATTGTCAGCTTTTAATTCTTCAATCTTAATAGTGTTAGCGTTTTTAGCTGTGTAATTTAACCAATAAAAAAGCGTACCGACCAACCCGAATACGCATGAAGCGATAAAGCCTAAGCCTGTACCGTTATCATTGATAAAAGCAAATAGGCCAACTTCAGCCGCTACGCCCCCGCTTATTGCTAGAGTTGTCGCACCGTCTGCTAAAGTCTTTGTAATTTCCGCCTTCATCCTTCGATCTCTCCGCTTTTAAGTGAAGCGTTACCCGCACTACTACGCCAATTATTAACATCAAACCCACGTACAAACTTCCGTATTGTTCGAAGTGCTGTATAAATTCCATTATATGATATCGCCATCTGGGTTAGTCCTACAGTTATAATTAATTCGTCATAGTAATTATAGAAAAACTGACTAAACCATGATGAAGCTATTGTTAAATCATATATTATCATAAGGTGGCATAGGGTTGCAAAACATAGAATGAGTGCTTGCTTCCACGCTACCCGATCAAAAATTAAAAACATGGTTAACATAAAAGCCGTTATTCCGTCCCATAATACGAATACATTCCTATTGAATATATATGAGGTTAAATCTGTTGGCTCTGGCAGTTGAAAGGTTACGTTTAACGCGCTCGATAAAAGAATAATGGCTGAATGTACTCTATTCTCAGCGCCACCAAAAAGCAGTATAAGAAGGAAATAAACAGCCATTACGTAAATCAGATCTAAACTAAGCATTACTTTTTACTTTTAACTCTTAATGCTTTCTTCTTTGGTGGCTTCTTGTCTTTAGTTCCTGCTGGCATGGTGTTTTCCTTTAGTTGATGGGTTAACGGTTAGTATAGCATTTATTTGTTTTGTTTAGTATTAGCGTAGTTAACGCCAAAGCTTGCCGATACTATCGTTCCAAACAATATCGTTATAGGGCCGAAGAGTTCAGTAACTTTGCTAGTTGCTATTGCTATCGCTATCGGATCACCCAACCCGAAGCTTTCACATATTAATAAGATTAAAGTGGTAATTATATAAAGAGTGTAAAGTTGAGAGACCTTCCTTGATAGTTCGCGCCTCATCATACCATTAGGATCAAGCGTTTTTACCATTAACACTTTAGCCTCTGCGCTTTCCATATCTGTTTCTATCCATTCTGACGCGATATTTTCAATTGATTTTATCGCGCCACCTGTAAGCATATTCCATAAACTCATATTAACCCCCTAAATTGTAAGCAATAACGATAACTATGGATGTCATCACCGCCCCAAAATAGCACCCGCTTAAAAAAGCACGCTCTAATCTATTCATAAATCACCCGTTATTTTCGCTTGAAACCAAATAAAAACCTTTTGGAACCACCATAAATCTGCATATTTAATAGTATCGTCAAACGCAAAAGGCTGTATTTTCTTTTCGTAAAATTCTGCTGTAGTCATGATAAATCACCTATATAATTTCAAAGTGTGGCATATCCCAGCCTTTAAACTTTGTACTGCCAAATGTACCACCCCACCGTACACGATGAGTAATTCTACCTACAGCCTTTAACTGGCTGGCAGTCGCCATTATAACACCAGCTACTAGCGCTAGGTGAACTTTATCCCAACTAGCTTTTCCGTCAACATAAGCGTAGAAGTCTAAAGCCATTCCTTTTTGATGATTGCTGATATTATTAACACCATCGCATTTAGAAGTTTTATTCTTAAATAATCGCTTTTGTACATCTTCAGTTCTTAACCCACCCGTTGCCGGTATGCCAAAATCAATAGGACTGTTTTTAATTGCCCGGTTAAATATTGTTATCAGGTCCGGGTGTACGCCTTTCATTCTTTTTATGCTGTTACTGCTAAATTTGTAATTCATTCTAATCCTTAACTTGCTTATGTTAGTTTCTATTACTTTAATAATCTGTTTCATTTTAACGCTAGTATATTTTCAATTCGTGAATTCATTTCATCAACAAATGCATAAGCTTTAGTTTTCATTTCTGCAATGTAATCTTCATCACGATAAACGCGAACTTGCAAATAACTAGCGCTACAATTCAATCTAGGATCGTATGATACAAAGTCGCACCATTCACGCTCTGTTACCCATAGTTGGCATTGAATCTGCGCCTTATAGTCTGAACTGTAATCATCAGATAAAGCCCTTTTAATCTGGGTGGTGGTGTTAGGACATTTAATTTCTAACAGTCCATCGTCACCGATTAGCCCATCAGGTGAAATCCCGATAAATTCGTTATGTTCGACAAACGCCACCTCGACAACATCAACAAAGTCATTCTTAACTTCATACATCGCCCTAGCTTCAGGCTCCTTTTCTGTACCCCATCTCATAGCATCATTTTCAAAGAATGGCTTAGACTCACCTGTTAGTCTTTCAGCGATTAATTCCATCATGTAAGTCTCTGCCAATTTACTTACTGCCGATCCCCGTCCTTTGGAAAGTAAATCTTTCATCTTGGATGCTGTTACCTTACTTAAACGCATTTCTAACCATGCAGCGCTGCCTTGCTCGATATCTGTAATTATTTTCATTATTTAGCCGCCTTTAAGATAGCGCTGAACTTACTGGATTTTATTTCATTGATATGATTAAACTTAAAAGCCCTTGCTATCTTCTCGCCTTTTGCGGTTAATCGTTGCGAGCCTTGATCGACTAATAGATTGTATAATTCTACTGCTTGCTCGTTGGTTATAAAATCGGTATCAGCTTCATCTGCTCGACTTTCTTCATTATCGCCAGATTCAATACTAAACACTTTAAGCATGCTTATTTTTGCGGCATACGTTATCGCCTTGCCCGGCGCTTTGTCGCCCGAATCCATCGAGTGAGACTCTATTAAGGTGGTAAATCTATCATCTGGCTTGTCGATGTTTATATAATGAATATTAAAATCAGCTTCAAAGATGTAAGTACCTTTCTTTGTATCTCTTGATCTTGAATCGTTAGCTTTTTCTGATACCACTACAATTCCATGCCTAACAAGGGCAGGAGATAACAAAGCTATTAATTCGTCATATTGGACACCTGTTCCTTGACCTGCTGAACCCTTTTTAAGATATATAGATTCTTTCATTACTGCGTTTATTCTTTGGAAAATATTTAACTCGCTCATTACTTACCCCTTAAAATTGTTATTTTCTTTTCTAGCTTGTCTATCTCACTATCTATGCGACCCATTAGGCCATTAGGTAGATCGTACTCTTGAGCGATAGCCTTGATCTTATTAGCTGTGCTTGCTCTTGCTATTAGTATTGCGTAAGCGTAGTTATTATCTAATGTCATCATTTGTTTAATCATCCGAATTGAAATCATTAAGCAACTCAATCAGCCAGTCTCTTTCGTTTGACCATGCTGCTGACTCTGTTGCTGACCATGCTGCTGACCTTGCTGCTGACTCTGCTGCTGACCATGCTGCTGACCTTGCTGCTGACTCTGCTGCTGACTCTGCTGCTGACTCTGCTGCTGACTCTGCTGCTGACTCTGCTGCTGACCTTGCTGCTGACCTTGCTGCTGACTCTGCTGACCTTGCTGCTGACTCTGCTGCTGACCTTGCTGCTGACTCTGCTGCTGACCTTGCTGCTGACTCTGCTGACCTTGCTGCTGACTCTGCTGACCATGCTGCTGACTCTGCTGTTGACCTTGCTGACTCTGTAGGGTTTTTGTGATACTCAATAACTAACCTGATCGCGCTATTAACTTCATCACCATGACTATCTTTTATTATTGATTCTAATCTTTTTATTGCTAGCTTATGTCGAACATCTTCAATACCTACATCGGTAGGTATTGCTTTTAATAACTGAACAGGGAATAAGATGGCCTCGTCACTAGGCAATCCTTCAAATATCTTCTCCGCTAGATAAACCAACCACTCAGGTAGGTTCATTTGCGTTATTGCCTTACTTAATGGATCGTTACTTGTCTGCATTGCACAGCCGAAGAAACATCCTTTGTGTATTTCTTGTCCGTCATCCTCGTCAATCCATGCGCCTTGTAAAAATCTATCTGCGTTTTGATGTTCTTGCATTATCCCGATCCACTTGGCTTTTAATTCTTTGTCAAATGTTAAGTCTGTCATTTGTTTATTCCTTAAAAGCTTCTGTGAATTTGACGTATAACTAAATTTTGACCTTCACCCATCTCTAACATCGTTTTGATAATATAATTATAAGCTGCGTCATGAGTTTGAAAGTCCTGCTGTGGGTATTCACCATCTTCAGCGATTAAAACTACTTGGTAACATGTATGCATTTGTTTATTCCTTATTAGTTAAAGTAATCGCCCCTCATTTTGATATTTAAATATAGGTTGTGTGGGAGCACCCTAATCACCTAACTGACATTAAATATACGCCTTTCTTATGGAATAGCAAGTATATTTTATTAATTAAATTAAGTTGATGTATTAAGCGCCTTAATATAAACTACCTGCATCCATAACAAATAGGTAATAATTATGAACTTAGAAAAATCATTTAGAATAGCGCTGGCAACTAAAGGTATGAGCAAGCAGGATCTAGCTGCTGAAATGAAAGTTACAGGCGCTTACATCACGCAAATAAGCAAGGGCGGCTCGATGTCAGTCGGTAAGCTTCAAGAGGTCTGTAGCTCACTTGGTTACAAGGTTTGGGAATTTGTTAAACTAGGAGAAGAGTCATGAAAGACGTATACACGCAAGAAATGAAAGATAAAGGCGAGTTACCTAGTGTGGGTATGGAGTGTTTAATTCTAAATAAATGCTCTGCTGTTCCTAATTATAATAAAGCGGTTATAAAATACATAGGTGATTTAGTTATTTATGCTTACGTTGAGGATGGAGAAAGATGTGACTCAATGATCAATCTTACATTTAAGCCTATTGATACCCGTACAGATACAGAAAAAGCTATCAAGGATATTCACAGGGTAGACCAAACGGTTCACGAGAGTATTCGTTTTGAGTATTACTTTTTAGAAGCAATAAAGGCTGGCGATATACACGGAGTTAAATGGGTGGGTGAATCATGATTGATGTATTACTTAGCAGTTCGTTAACTTTTGCCTTTATTGTTTTCTATATAAAACTTAGAGGGCCAGCAAGATACATAGGGAGGGTTGAGCTTTTCATTGTGATAGGCTCGTTATTTATTAGTATTCTTGTTTGGGTATGGTCTCTTGTTATAACTATATTGGATGCTACAGGAATTATATCATGAGCGACGAAGCATTAAATAGATTAATAGCAGACTTAGCCAAGATGAATCAAAAGGATGTTATCTATGAAGAGCATAAGCCTTGGGATGATTCATTAAAGCGATGTAGTGAGGAAACTTTATCTCACTCAAAGAATGCTACTAGTGTTATCGCTTATAAAGCAATATTAAAAATGATGAGGTAGGTATAATCGAGATGTTAAAAAGCCTAGTTATCAGCTAGGCTTTTTTTGTGCGTGTTATTTATTAAATGTAATTCATTTCAGATAAAAATATAGTTTTTGCAGTTTCGCAGAGGCCTACACATTCACTCATTTTTAAGCCGGCTTGAATAAAGCTTATAGAATAATTACTATCTGTTTCATCCAAGGCTAATATAAGTACCTTTTTACCGTCTTTAAAAGCCCCTTCTTTGCCGACTGACTTTATCGCGTCATTTAAAGCATCTTCAATAGTATGCATAAATGCGTTGTTAGTCTTGTCTATCATCTTGGTAACTCCTTTCATCTTAACCTCTTATTTAATTGTTAACTTGTTACGGTGTAGTAGGTTTTTATTGTTCATCCGTCAAACTATCCTCTATAACAGAGTCAACAGCGTCATATTGCACTGCTATCTCTTTTCGAATGGTTTTTATAACGTAACCACTTAACGGGCATTCTTCTGTAACTGTTATTTTTTTAATTGCTTCGTATGCTATATCAAGTTGAATCTTATTTGTTAAATTTATATATTCTTGCTCAGTCATCTTCTTATCCTTTTATTTTAAATTAGTTGTCTCTTAGATACGGTTACTTAAATCAATCTCTAATGATTACGTTGACGTTATAACCTACAAGCTCAATTTCATCACCATCAAGAGTATCAATAATATGTGCGACCAAGTCGTTTTCATCAAAACCCATTTCGTTTAATTCCTCACTTGTTACTTCTACTTTAATATTCATTGCTGATTTCCTTTTATGTTGATTTATTAAATTTTAGATACAACTACCCTTTTTTCTTCCTTGATAGACTCAATCATTAAGCCTGTTATCAAGTTAACTTAGAGGGAATATAACCAAGATGGTCAAATTCGTGCATCTAAATTAAAAGCCTCATCTAAAAACTACAAGACTGAATACTAAATGAACCAAGTAAAATTCTACCTGATTAATCTTCCTACTAGTTGCCTAGTGACTACCTAAGTAATCTGATAGCGTATAAACGCCCTCAACGGTGCAAGTTGTGAAAGGGAACACAGAGCCTGACTAAATACTATTTGTTCTACTATGGATTGGTTACGTCTATCCGGTGAAACCCGGCAGTTAGTGAGGAGCTTTGAAAGGGGGTGTGTCTGCTATTAAATATCTATCTCGTAGGAAACCAAGTAGGCTTTCGACATTAATAACAGACACAAAAAAAGGCTAATTATATAAAGCCCTAGAACATTTCAGGAGCGGTATAGAACGTGTGAGAGTTAACCCTACGCGTCCTAAGCCTTTATATAAATAACCCTTTATGTTCTATACCAATTTACAAAGCAGCTCTCACACTGCAAGCGTATTATCGCCTATCTACTGTTCTTTTTCAAGTTTAAAATCAAGCTCTCCTTCAGTAAACCATTCTGAATTATGCGAGTGCAAAAAATCTCTTAGCTCAATAATGAATTCATCACCAAGATGTTTTATACAGTCACCAACACAGTCACCAACCTCATGTGTAATTTTATTCTTTAGTGTTTTGTAATTAAATACTGCTAACTTCTTTTTTGCGTAATCATCAAAGATAGACACTGATGCTGTATTTATCCACCTAGTCCCTTCAACACCTCTTTCCCTGAGGTTTAAGTTGTATTTTTTACCGTTACTACACTCAACATATTTCTTAAGGACTCGCGTAATAGTTATGATACTCATACTGCCGCCCCATCCGTGACTACTATCAACCAATAGCTCTTGCCCTACCTCTAACTCACTCATTACTTACTATCCTTATCAAGCGCCTTAACAAGCTCTTTAGCGTCATTTAATACATTGTAAGGCATTCTATCGAACGGGCTGGGATGATTGTCGTAATCGTCATGTAGGTGCATATAATCAGAGCCTAACACAAGGGTTTTATAACACTCAGACTTGTCGTATTTATTGCCACCTGTAACGCCTTCTGATTTTAACTTGTCATAAGTGCATCCACCATGAAAAGGCAAGCTGTTTATAGCTTTTTCAGGATCATTAAATAATTCATGAGTTTCAAATATATTAGCGTATACATTCCAAGCCCACTTACCGTCAAACTGCCAAGCCTTAATTGTTACGCCAAACGTTTTCTCATTTGCGATTTTAAATTCTACTACTGCCTTAAATTCTTTTATCTGTTCGTTCATCTTTGTTATTCCTTATGTGTTGTTGTTGGTTAATTCAAGTCTGATACTAAACGGTTAATATCAGTGTAAATTCTGTTAGTTCCTTTTCTTGAGCTACTAACATCAGTTCTTAATTGCCATGTGAATCGCTTTTCTTTATGCCCTGTATGATCAGCAACTCGAATATATTTAACTTTACAGCCAGTTAAATGAACATAACAACTACCAGTGCTGGCGATTGCTATTTCAGGATTGAAACGATTTAGCTTTTTAGCTAGCGTGTTAGCGCGAGTTGTCATGTTCATTATTTCTATCTCCTAGTTAAGTTGAATTAAATATAATACATAACATTTGACATTGCAACAATAAATGTTATTATTTGTACAAGAATTATTAATCACAAGGAAAACAAACAAATGAGTAGAAGTTCAAGAGTAACTGCCGATGTAACATTAGAGGCTCATAATATGCTTAGAGATTATTGCCTTAAACATGAGCGCTCTAAAGGTTACCTATTAGAGAAGATGATCCGTAAATTTTGCGGTGATGAATACCCGGTAGCAATAACGCCAACAACTAAACTTGCAGTTGAAAAAACAGCAGTTAAAAGATTTACACCGCCTAAGTTTTTCGACGTTGATGATTACATGAGAGAGAAAGGTTGTTCAGATCCGATAACGCAAGCTGAAAAGTTTTGTGATTTCTACGAGTCTAACGGTTGGAAAGTTGGCAAGAATAAAATGAAGTGTTGGAAAGCTGCCGCACGTAACTGGTTAAAAGGAAATAATAATGGACAAGTTAAAAGCTCTGGTAAAAAACTTTCAGCAAACGAGCGTGTTAAAGCCAGAAACGATGCCAAGTATCGAGCCAACAGCAATGAATGCGGATTGGGTATGGGAGCAGATGGCCGACATTTGGGGGGAACAGTGGATGAGGGAACGGGGCGAGCAACCATCGAACATGTGGATAACCAACCTTTCATCGATTACTGAGCAACATATTAAAAGAGGCGTAGGACGCACTGTAAGCGAGCGCTTAATATGGCCTCCCTCATTGCCTGAGTTCTTATCGTTATGCTTGGATTTCGACACTACAGAAGCTTTTAACCGTATGATTGACCGTAAACCTGCTTTAGATGACGTTGAGTTCTACACTAGACAAGATTGTGGTTATAAATGTAAGCGGGTACTTGATGATACAAAAGCAAGGTCGTTATTTAACAAAGTGTTTAAATTAAAGTTAGATTTAAAGCGTAAGGGTAAGCTACCGATACGCGACCAAAAGTTATTATCTAATAGATCGTTGGTAACTGGCATTGATAAAGAAGTAACAGACCGATGCAATAACGCGACAAATAGAAGTAAGTCGCAACTTGAAAATAGAATGAATCGGATAATTAAAAACAGGATTAAATAATAAGGATAGTAAAAATGAAATCATTAAAGGTGGATTTACAGCAGAATATGCAACAAGAAAGATTTAGGGATGTAGCAGCTAGCTTTCTAAATGAAACAAAAGCGTTGCATCTAGAGGGAGGTTTAGTGGATTTATTAATTAGTATTGATAATAGATACAAAGCTGAAATAGAAAGGCTTAACCATATAATAATAACAATACAGACTAACCGGTAAGGATGGATAACTATGGATAGCTTAATTGAAGCGATAGGATATGGAAAGAGTTGTATCGATTGTAAGCACTGCAGAAGAAATAAAGGCGTTATGGATCGCGAGAT